CCCCCGCATCCGCCCCGGAAAGCGCCCGCCGCCCCCAAAGTCCCCCTTGCGTGGCGGCGGGCGCTCCTAAGCGGCAGAGAGGCTTCTTCGATGAGTGACGGCACCAGCATCGAATGGACCGACGCGACCTGGAACCCGATCACCGGGTGCCAGATCAAGTCGCCGGGCTGCAAGCGTTGCTACGCGATGAAGCTCGCCGGCACGCGGATGAAGCATCACTGGAGCCGCCAGGGTCTGACCGTTGACACCAAGGCCGGGCCAGTCTGGAACGGCGCGGTACGGTTCAACCAGCCCTGGCTGACCCAGCCCCTGCAGTGGACGAAGCCACGCATGATCTTTGTCTGCGCGCACTCCGACCTGTTCTACGAGGAAGTTCCCGACGAGTGGATCGACCAGATTTTCGCCGTCATGGCGGCATCGCCGCGCCACATCTTCCAGGTGCTCACCAAGCGCCCGGAGCGCATGCGGGATTATGTGTTCGCCCAGGACGGCGCCGAGTTCCTGGAAACGGCCACGTGCCCCGAGCTGTCCGGCATCCATCCGGCGACGCTGGTGCGCGCGGCGAAGGAGATCCGCGCCGAGCTGCTCGACGAGCGCACGCGCGACATCAAGGCCGACATGAAGCGCCTGGCGAAGGGTCCGTCGCTGATCGAGCGCGCGCTTGAGGTCAAGACGCGCGACATCCCGAACGTGATCCCGCTGCCGCGCCGCGAGGAGATGCACTCCACCGCGCAGATCGAGGCGGCGATCGCGGCCAAGGCCGAGCGGATCAATCCGAGCAAGCCGCTCGATCCGGCCGCCGCCGCCGCGCATCGCCGCCTGATTGATGAGATGCGCGCCGAGGAAGAAGCCGAGCTCACCGCCAGCACGGAGGCCATCCTGGAACAGCGCATGGCCGAGGTCGCGGCCGAGCGCGTCGCGCATCTGCCGGACAACGTGGTGAAGCTGCCGGAGACGCCGCTGGAGCGCTACCGGCGGGCGCTTTCCTACCAGGCCCAGATGAAGGCCGGCGAGCTCACCGCCCCGGACGCCATGTGGCTCGGCGGCTACGTCACCTCGGCCGAGTTCAAGGCCCAATCGGCCATCCATGAGGATTTCGGGGACGCGTACCTGTCCTGAAAGGCGATCGGCCCGGTGCTGGAACACCGGGCCGGTCAGGAAAGAGCGCCGCGAAGCGGCACCAACACGAGGAAGCATGATGACGGAAACACCCAAAGTCAATCGGCCGGCGCCGCTGAAGAACGTTTCGGCCTTCGCCACGCTGCTGGAGCTGCTGGTCGATCGCGACCCGAAGCTGCCCGGCCTGGGCGCCTTTTTCGGCCCCTCCGGATTTGGCAAGACGGAGTCGGCGATCTATGGCGCCAACCGCTACCGAGCCGCCTATGTCGAGTGCGGGCAGTTCACCTCGGCGCGCTCGCTGCTCTCGGACACCCTGAAGGAACTGGGCGAGCCTTCGCCGCGCGGCAACATCGAGGCGATGAAGAACCAGGCCATCATGCTGATGGTCGCCGATCCGCGCCGGCCGCTGATCATCGACGAGGCGCATTTCATCGCCCACAAGAAGTTCGTTGACCTGCTGCGCGAGCTTTCCGACAAGTCTGGCGCGCCGGTCGTCATGATAGGCGAGGAGCGGCTGCCGATGCTCCTGGAGGGCTTCGAGCGCGTCCACAACCGTGTGCTCGAATGGCTGCCGGCGCTGCCCTGCGATGCCGAGGATTTCGCGCTGCTCGTGCTCAACCGGTGTGGCAGCGTCAAGCTCGCTCCGGACCTCGCGGCGGCCATCCTGGACAAGACCAAGGGCAACACGCGCCGTATCGTCATCAACCTCGCCAAGGTCCTCCAGATCGCGAAGCTGGCCGGCGTCGGCGTGATCGATCTCGCGACCTTCGGGGGCGTCAGCGCCATCAACGCCACCCCCCGGTTCACGGCGAGGAAGCTGCTGTGAGATCGCTCCTCGACATGGTCAAGATCAATCTGAAGGTGCCGCGCGGCGAGGCCGGCTTCTGGTCGATCATCCTGAAGCTCGACGCCGCCGGTCCCTGGACGATCCGGCAGGTCGGAGACCGCACCAACTCCAAACAGAGGATCGTCGACAACTACGTGAGGCGCCTGCTGCTGGCCGGCTTCGTGGAGATCGCGAAAACGGAGCCCCGGAAAGGTCCGGGCAACTTCGCCCAGGCCCGCTACTTCCGCCTGCTGAAAAGCCCGCTGATCGCCCCTCGCATAAAGCAGGACGGCACACTGTTGCCGGAGACCGGCAACGAACAGGTCTGGCGCGCCATCCGCATGCTCAAGTCCTTCTCGGCGCTGGAGCTGCACGAACACTGCGCCAGCGAGGTCGCTCCGGGCTCAGCGGGGAACTATGCCCGGGCACTCGCGGCGACCGGAGTGATCGTCGGCACCTGGCCAAACTATCGGCTGGTGCGCGACCTCGGCCCGGCGGCGCCGAAGCTGCTCACCGCCAAGATGGTGTTCGATCCGAACACCTCCGCCGTGCTTGGCGATGTCGTCGCCCGCGAGGCCGGATCATGAACCGCGGACCCGTCAAGAACAGCCGGCCGGCTGGCAGGAGCTTCGCCGAGAAAGCGGCCGAAGCCTGGGCGCCCGCGCCCGACTGGATCGAGGAGCTGGCCCGCCTTGCCGATGCCGAGGGCCTCGGCGGCGCCGAGAAGCGGATCGGCTACAGCCGCTCGGCGGTCTCGACCATCCTGGCCAACAAATATGCGGGCGATATCGCCCGCGTCGAGCAGATGGTGCGCGGCGCCCTGATGGCCGCGACCGTCGATTGCCCGGTGCTGGGCGAGATCGGCCGAGACCGCTGCCTCACCGAACAGAAGGAGCCGTTCCGCGCCACGTCGCGGCACCGCGCCCAGCTCTTCCACGCCTGTCCGCCGCGAAAGCATGGCGAACCTCGACCACGTCATCGAACAGGTCGGCCAGCCCAACGTTCTGCTGCCCTACCAGGCGAAGACGGTCGAGCTGCTGGAGAGCACGGCGTGCAAGGTGCTGTTCGTCGAGAAGTCGCGACGCATCGGTCTGACCTGGGGGCTGGCGGCCTATGCCGCGCTGCGCGCCAGCCGTGCCAAGGACGCCGGCGGCATGGACGCCATGTACATCTCCTATTCGCAGGAGATGACGCGCGAGTTCATCGACGCCTGCGCCATGTGGGCGCGGGCCTACGCCTCTGCCGCAATCTCGCAAGACGAGTTCCTGTTCGACGACACCGACCCGGCGCACCCGACAGAGACGCGCCAGATCCAGGCCTTTCGAATTCGCTTCGCCTCGGGCTTCGAGATCCTGGCGCTGTCCTCGGCGCCGCGCACCCTGCGCGGCAAGCAGGGCCTGGTCATCATCGACGAGGCGGCCTTCGTCGACAGCCTGAAGGAGTTGCTGAAGGCAGCGCTGGCGTTCCTGATGTGGGGCGGCCAGGTCGTTGTCTGCTCGACCCACAACGGCACCGACAATGAATTCAACGTCCAGGTCCAAGACATCCTTGGCGAGCGATCGAAGTTCAAGCACCTGCGCATCGACTTCGACCAGGCACTGCTCGACGGGCTCTACCAGCGCATCTGCCTGGTCACCGGCAAGGAATGGTCGCCGGAGGCTGACCGTGTCATCGCGGCGCTGAAGACCGAACAGGAGATCCGCCGGCTCGGCATCGACCTCTATGGCCAGGAAGCCCAGGCGATGCGCGCCAACACGGCTGAGCTGTCGTCGCTCGCCGAGCAGGCCGCCAAGGCCGGGCTGCAGCAGCAGCTGTTGTTCGACCGCCAGCAGATGTTCCGCTCCCAGACCGAGCAGACGGTCGCGTCGACCATGCGCGGGGCCGGGTTGGACTATGACCCCAACTCGGCGATCGCCCAGCAGATCCGCTACAACGAGCAACTGAAACAGACCAAGGCCGCCTGGGAAGACATCTTCTCGACTGTCAATGACGGCATCGACGGCATCAGCGACGCGCTGTTCAGCGGCGGGTCGATCACCGAGGCGCTGAAGAAGGCTGGGTCGCAGCTCGCCAAGACCGTCTTCGACATGTCGCTGACAAATCCGCTGAAGAACTGGCTGACCGGCGGCAATTTCAACACCATCGCCGATCTCGGCATCTTCCCGGGCGCCGCCAGCGGCAAGGGCGGCGGCTTCGGCGGCGTGCTCGGCCAGATGCTCGGCGCGCAGAAGGCCGTCGCCTCCATGCAGGTCCAGGCAGCCAGCGTCTTCATCAACGGTTCGCCGCTCGGCGTGCCTGGCCTCGGCGGCCTGCTCGGGGGAAGCGGCTTCAAGGCCGACACGACGCTGTCGGACCTGCTCGGCTACACCGCCGCCAACCAGAACGGGCCGAACACGCCGGCGACGGCCGCCAAGCTGCTCGCCGGTCTCGGCTCGCCGCTCGGCTTCGGCACCGACGGCACCGCCACCAACTCGATCGCCAGGACGGCGTCCGGCGGCGGCGTTGCGGCGCAGGTCTGGAATTTCTTCCAGGGCAAGGGCCTCAAGGATTTCCAGATCGCCGGCATCCTCGGCAACGTGAAGGCCGAGAGCGCCTTCAATCCGCTGGCGATCGGCGATGGTGGCAATGCCTTTGGCCTCTTCCAGCATAACGACCGCGCGCCCGCTCTGCTGTCGGCGATCGGCGGCCGGGGCAATCTCGGCGACGTCCAGGCGCAGCTGCAGTTCGCCTGGAAGGAGCTGCAAGGCAGCGAGGGCCTGGCGCTCAAGAAGCTGATGGGCAGCACCGACGTGCGCGGCGCCACGGCGGCCTTCGCCGGCTTCGAACGCCCGAAGGGCTTCAGCTGGGCCGACCCGGAGGGCGCGCACAACTTCGCCGGCCGCCTCAGCGGCGCCCAGGAGGCGCTGTCGCGCTTCGGTGGATCGGCGACGACGGCGACCTCGGCCGTCAGCCAGCTCGGCGGCGCGTCGTCCGGCGCGATGTCGAGCCTGGTCTCGTCGACCGGCACGGCCGCCAAGGGCCTGGACGTTTTCGGCAGCGGCGCCGGCAAGCTCGGCAGCATGCTCAACCAGTTCCCGGCTGCGCCCGCCGGCGGCGGCGGCGGCCTGTTCGGCTGGCTCGGCGGCCTGTTCGGCGGCGGCGCCAGTGTGGCCTCCATGAACGCCATATCGCCTTTGGCCACAGCCGATATCCTGTCCGGATCGTGGGGCCTGTTCGCCAATGGCGCCGCCTTCAGGCGCGGCAACGTGGTGCCATTCGCGCGCGGCGATGTGTTCTCGACGCCAACCTATTTCCCGATGTCGGCCGGTCGCACCGGCGTGCTGGGCGAGGATGGCGAGGAAGCCGTAATGCCGCTGCAGCGCGGTCCGGACGGGCGCCTCGGGGTCGTCAATCACCAGCCGCTCCGGGCGCCCAGGGCAGCGACTGGCAACGGTGGTGCGGGCGGCTCCGGCGGCGGCATCACCCGCGCGCACATCGAGGGCATCGTCAACGCGATCGCCGACAAGCTGCGGCTCAACGCCAACATCGTCAACCTGAACGACGGCAGCGACATCAAGCGGTACCTGATGTCGGAGGACGGCCACGCCACGGTCGCCGTCATCAATCGGCGAAACGGCACCGGGACCAGGGGTTAGGCCATGTCATTGCTGAATTCTCTCGTCCTCGACAGTGGCCTCTCGGTGCTCGTCGCCAACGGCAACCGGCTGCACATCTGCTCGGCCGAGCCCACTGATTACGCCACCGCCGTCAGCCTCTCGCTGGGCACCAAGAACACCCCGACGATCAGCGCGATCGGCGCGCGCACTCCCTCGGGCCGCAAGGTCACGGTCTCGGCCATCACCAATGGCGCCGTGAGCGCCAATGGCAACGCCTCGCACTGGGCGATCGTCGATACCGTCAATTCCCGGCTGCTCGCCGCCAAGCCGCTGGACGCGACGCTCGCGGTCAACAATGGCGACACCTTCACCCTGCCGGCCTTCGACATCGGCATTCCGGGGCCGGCCTGATCATGGCCACGGTCGCTCTCTCCACCGGCAATCTCGACGCTGGCGCGCCCGACCTGGCGTCGCCAGCGCTGCAGCTCATCCACCACCTGTCGACCGGCAATCTCGATGCCGGCGCCCCGGATCTCGGCTCGCCCCGGATGGTGATGCTTTACGAGGCCTGGCCGTTCCGCCCGGTGGCCGGCGCCAGCGACACGCTCGAAACCCTTTCGGAGGTGATGCAGTCCTACACCGACGAGACGCGCCTGGCGCTGCGCAAGGCGCCCAGGCAGAACCCGCGCTATACGGTCAAGCTCGATCCCGCCCAGTTCAGCCGCGCCAGGGATTTCGCCAGGCGCCGCGCCGGCACGCTGGTCAGCGTTCCGATCTGGTGGGAAGGCATCCGCGTAGCCGATGTCGCGGCGGCCGACACCGAGATTGCGATCGACACGACGGCCGGCGACTGGCGCGTCGGCGGCCGTCTGATCGTCTGGCAGGACGAGGACAATTTCGCGCTGTCGCTGATCACGGCCGTCGATGTCGACAAGGTGACGCTGCTCGCGCCGATCGGCGTCGACCTGAGCGCGCCGACCGTGGCGCCGGTGCGCAATGCCCGGCCGGTCGAGGGCTTCAACATCGGCCGCGGCGTCAGCGGCAAGCTCACCATCGACATGACCGCGCGCTTCCAGGTGCAGGACAATGTCAGGCTGGAGGGCGATGCCGGCTATCCGCAGTATCTGTCGCTCGACGTGCTGACCGAGCCGACTGCCCGGGTTTCCGACATCTCGGAAAACATCGTCCAGGCGGCCGAATACAAGGACAATGGCTTCGGCCTGGTCGAGATCCAGCGCCAGCGCAACTATGTCGACTACGGCCAGAGCATCGCCTTCCTCGAGGAGGGCGCGGCCGCGGTCTGGCGGCGGCGCGTCTGGGTCCATGCGCGCGACGGCAAGCAAAAGGCGTTCTGGCTGCCGAGCTTCAATTCCGACCTGAAGCTGACGGCGCCGATCGGCGCGGCCGACACGTTGGTGACGGTCAGGCGCGTCGGCCTGATCGCGGGCTATCTCGGCCGGCATGTCATGATCGAGCTGAAGGACGGCACGCGCTATTTCCGGCAGATCACGGCGGCGGCGCGCGTCGGCCTCAACGACCAGGTCACGCTGGACAGCGCCCTCGGTTCATCGGTCTCTGCCGCCCAGATCCTGTGGTTCTGCTTTCTCAGCAACGTCCGCTTCGACAGCGATGCCGTCACCTTCAACTTCGTCGCCTCGGGCAAAGGCCCGCTGGTCGCCACGCTCTCGGTGCCCGTCACGGAGGTGCCGGCATGAGCGACGGCTACGACACCGCAAACGAGTCGGTCGACAAAGGTCAACCCTACTTCCTCTACCTCTTCAACAATGGGGTGAGCGAGCCGACGCGCCTGACATCCGCCTTGGATGAGATCATCGCCGACCCCGAGGCTACGGGCACCGACAAGGTCTGGAAGCCGTCGCCGGTCATGCACGATGACATCGAGCTGTCCAACAACATCGAGCGAAACTCGGTCGACCTCACGTTTCCACTCGATGACAGCTACGCCAGGACGCTGGTGGTGCCACATAGCGAGATCACCGTCGTCACCATCTGGCGCGGCCACCACTCCGATCCGGAGCGCAAATTGCGCGTCTGGTGGAAGGGACGCGTCGTCGACCCATCGTCCGGCAAGCTCGAAATCAAGGTGCCGGTCGAGAACGCCTACACGTCGATGCGCCGGCCGGGCTGCCGCGCCCGCTACATGCGCACCTGCCGGCACGCGCTCTATTTCCCCGGCTGCAACCTCAACGTCGACGACTGGAAGATCCCCGCCACCGTCAGCGCCATGAGCGGCGGGCTGCTCTTGACCGTCGCCGAGGCCGCCGCCGAGAGCGACGGCTTCTACAAGGCCGGCCTGGTCATCTTCAACGGCCTCTATGGCTGGGTTGGCGACCATGCCGGCAGCTTGCTGACGCTGGCCGATGGCGAGATCGTCGGGCTCGCCGACGCGGTGGCGGCCGATGGCTCCGCATCGGTCTTTATTGCGCCAGGATGCGACCTGACGCCAGGATTGAACGGCTGTGCAAAGTTCGCCAACAATCTCGAATATGGCGGCTTCTGGTGGATGTCGGATAACAACCCCTTCAGCCAGAGCATTGTCTGATGCTCTGGCAGATTGCGCTCGCCATTATCTCGTTCGCCTCGCAGCTGTTGCTCGGGCCGAAGCCGCAGAACGCCAAGCCGAAAAGCCTTGAGGACTTCCAGGCGCCGACCGCCGAGGAAGGCCGCGAGCTGGGCGTCGCCTTCGGCACCGTCGACATCGCCGACCCGAATGTGACCTGGTACGGCGACCTGCTGCGGCGAGCCATCAAGGGCGCACGGCGCTACCTCATCGCCGGCCCACGCCAGATCCTCGGCTACAAATATTCGCTCGGCATGCAGATGGGCCTTTGCCACGGCCCGGCCGACGCGCTGCTGCGCATCACGGTCGGCGACAAGGTCGCCTGGCGCGGCGTCTCGACTGGCGGCCGCGTCAACATCAACAAGAGCAGCCTGTTCGGCGGCGACAAGAGTGAAGGCGGCATAAAGGGCGCCATCGACGTCTGCATGGGCTCGCCGGACCAGTCGCGCAACGACTATCTGCTGGCGAAGCTGGGCGAAACGATTTCGGCCTATCGCGGCATCGTCACCATCGTGCTTCGGCAGGTCTATCTCGGCACGTCGGCCTATCTGAAGCCGTGGGAGTTCCGGCTGCAGCGCATCCATGTGAGGTCGGATGGCAGCGCCCAGTGGTATGACGCCAAGGCGGCGATACCCGGGTTTGAGATTTCGACGGACGACACTGGCCGGGAAGCCTTGTCCGAAACGGGCGCCAAGAACATCGACACGAACGGGGACTATGCGGCGAGTGGCGACTCCAGCGGTGTTGTCCGGACATGGCTAATGCCGGATGGGGCCAGGCAAGAAATAACGCTGCCCGGCACCAATTTCCATACATCTGTTCACATCACCGATTTTGACGAGCTGGTCGTACGCAGCGGTGGCAATGTCGGCGGAAGCGCTCCCACCTACCTCGAATTCAGGGATGTGGCGAACCCTTCATCCATCATCCAGACGATCGACCTCGACGGGATGATCGCGGACGTCGGCGCTGGCGGGCTCAATTTTGGCTTCGTCATGTGCGATGTCTCCGTTGCGGGTGGCTCGTTCGCGCTCGTTGGCATCAAGGATGGCGCTACGGCCAATCCGCGCTTTTGGATCTTGCTGGAACGCGTGACGGTCGGAACGATCGATCAATGGGCAGTCTCGGGCTGGCACGCCCGCGTCAATTCCGCTCTCGGCGTCCCGTTTTCGATGGGGAAGACCTACGCCTACCGGGCGATCAACGACAAAAACATTATTCGCCTGACGTGGAACGGCGCTTGGGCCGAGACAATCGTGACGCTAGCCGAGGTGACGGGGACGGCCATTAATGTGGTCAGCTACAACGAGGCCACCAATAAGGTCGTCGTGGTCGACGACAATGGCGGCATCTACGTCTACAGCGAGGATCTTTCCACGCTCGTCAGGTCGTCGCTCGGCAATAGCGCACGACTTGGGGATAAAGCTATCTCATCGCGTATGTCGATGGGGTCGAGCACGGTGGTCATCCCTGACGCGTCGGCGGCCGGCGCGATCACAAGGTTCTATTTCGTACCGATCGCTGACCTCGCGATGGACACCTATGTCGACGTCGCGAATTCCAAATTCGCCCGTAAAGGCAGCACAATGCTCGGCGTGGCCTACAACGCCAGCAATGGCTATGTGGTGGCAGAGGGTTCTCCGTATCTTGTGTTCTGGCTGATCGCCGCCACCGTCTTCGACATGAACCCGGCCCACATCGTCCGGGAGTGCCTGACCGATGCCAATTGGGGCATGGGCTACACCGACGACGACATCGACGGCACGAGCTTCACCTATGCCGCCGATACCTTCTTCTCTGAGCTGTTCGGCGTCTCGCTCAGATGGGTGCAGGAAAGCGAGATCGAGGAGTTCGTGTCGAACATGCTGGGCTATGTCGACGCCTATCTCTACGGCTCGCGCTCGACCGGCAAGTTCGTGCTGAAGCCGATCCGGGACGACTACGATTTCGACCTGATCCCGCTGCTGATCGAAGCCGACATCCTGGAGTTCACCGAGATCAAGCGGCGGATGCCGTCGCAGGCGACCAACTCCGTCCTGGTCAAATACTACAATCGAGCGAAGCGGAAGACCGGCAGCCATCGTGTCACCAACACCGCCAAGGCGATGCAGTCGACCGGCAACGTGCCGCCAGCCAGTCGCGAGTATCCCGGCATCAACCGGTCCGACCTCGCCATCCGCGTCGGCACGCGTGACGCCATCGCGCTTGGGTCGGGGCTGATTTCCGGCCGGATCATCGTCAAGCCGAGGGATGACCTCAACCCCGGCGATCCCTTCCGCATCGTGTCGGCCCGCTATCGCCTCGCAGGCGAGGTCCAGCGTGTGACCGGGCTGCGCTTTGGCGACGGCCGCGACAACAAGATGGGCGTCACCCTGTTCCAGGACGTCTTCAAGCTCGGCCGCACCGTGATCGTCGACGATGGCGACACTGGCGGCGGCTGGACGCCGCCGTCTAGCGACCCGCTGCCCGTCTCGCCGCGCCTAGCCTGGGAGATGCCCTACCGCGAAGCGCGGCAGATGGTAGGCGATCCGGCCCTCGCGACCATGCTCGCGGGAGATCCCGGCGCCGGATTGCTCCAGGTCGCGGGCATCTCGCCCACGCCTGACGCGGCCAATGCCGATCTCATGGCGGACGCGGGCGGCGGCTATGCCGACAGCGAGTTGATCGACTTTGCGCCTGGCGGCTTCATCGTCGGCGACCTGGCGATCGACGCGACCACCGTCACGCTGAACGCCGGCAGCGGCGTGGACGCGACCGCCATCGGCCTCCTCGCCACGATCGGCGACGGTTCCAGGTTCGGGACCGAGGTCGTGCGGGTCGACGCCGTTTCCGGTGCCACGCTCACCATCGCCCGCGGCTGCCTCGACACCGTGCCGCAGGCGCATGCGGACGGCGCTGATTTCGTCCTCTTCGACGATCTCTCGACCAGCGATTTCCAGCCCTACACCGATGGGCAGAGCGCCAGCGTCAAGATGCTCACCAACACCGGCCAGGGGCAGCTCAGCCTCGGCGCCGCGCCAGTCGATAATGTCGAATTCGAAAGCCGGGCGATCCGCCCATACCGACCGGCCAATGTCACGCTCACCGGCTGATGACCTTCCATGAAAACCTGAGGAAAAACAGATGGCAGCTTTCAACAAGTTCAATTCGTTCGTCGAGGCGCTCGCCGAGAAGGTTCACAATCTCGGCTCCGACCAGCTGAAGATCGCGCTGTGCGCGGCAGCCAACGCGCCTGTTGCTACGAATACAAAGCTCTCCGACCTTACTGAGATCAGCTATACGAACTGTTCGTCGCGCAACGTCACGACGACGAGCTCTGCCCAGACCGGAGGTGTCTACAAGCTCGTCCTTGCCGACCTGGTGCTGACCGCCTCTGGCGCCGTCGGCCCGTACCGGTATGTCGGTCTCTACAACGACACGGCCACCAACAAGGAGCTGATCGGATACTACGATTATGGCTCCGACCTGACCATGGCGAGCGGCAACACCTTCACCGTCGATTTCGACGGCACAGCCGGTGCTTTGACGCTCGCCTAAAGGTATCGGGATGAGCATCGCTTTCACCCATGGACCGGCCTATGTCACGACCGATCCGATCGTCGTCAGCTTCTCGCGGCGGAACCGGCTGACCGAAAGTGTTGCCTCGCCTCTCGGCTGGACCGAACCGGACCAGGATCCCGAAGACGGACAGACCACCGTCATCGAAGTCCTCGATCCGACCGGAACGACCGTCGTCACCACGCATTCCGGCATCACCGGCACCAGCTTCGATGTGCCTAAGGCATCGTTCGGTGGCAACGCTTCCGGGTTCCTTCAGATATGGGCCGAGCGTGATGGCATCCGCTCCTATCAGCCCTACCGAATTCAGGTCATCTTCGCCAACCTGGAGAGCGCTTCATTCACGCTCACCGGCAATCCGGCGAGGGTCGGGCCGATGCTGTCAGCCAGCGCTGGAAGCTTCGCGCTTGCCGGTCCGGACGTTCAATTCAGCCAGGGCTTTGCTGTTCCAACAGGTTCCTTTGCGCTGGCGGGAGGTGCCGCTGGCCTCTCGTTCTCGACCGGCATGGTCGCAGGTGTCGGCTCGTTCGCGCTTACCGGGATCGCCGCCACTCTCAGCGCGCAACTCAACACGACCCTCGATCCGGCCACCAAAGGCTCGAATGTCACGCTTTCGAGCGGCAATCTGTCTGCCACGAACAGCGGAACCACCAAGACGGGCGCCCGCAGCGTCCATTCGAAAGCCAGTGGAAAATACTATTTTGAATGGACCGTAAACGCCCATCAGAATGCGGTGGGAGCCAATTTTCATGCCGTCGGCGTAGCTACGGAAGAAGTCCCCTACGCAGACGCGGATGCCGTCGCCTGTATGGCTGCGGTTGCCTTTGAAAACAACAACACCGCGAACGTGGTTTGGAGCCAGGGCGTCAATTCGGCATCCTTCGGGGGCACCACAGATGGCGATGTCTGGAGCGCAGCCATCGACCTCGACAACGCGATGGTCTGGTTCCGTCAGAACGGCGGCAACTGGAATGGCAGCGGCACCGCTAACCCGGCCACCAACACAGGTGGCATTAAACTTCACAACATGCTCGGCATGGCCGTTTCGCCATTTTGGGGCACCGACAAATCGGGCGATCGGGACACTTTCAATTTCGGCGATTCGGCGTTCACCTATACCGTTCCGAGCGGCTTTACCGCCGGTTGGCCGAGCACGCCTGACGACGGCAATGCCACAAGTGGCAAGACGACGCTCAGCGGCCCTGACAACGTCAATGTGACGCTTTCGAATGGCAGTCTCACCGCATCGCATTCCAACAGCTCCAACGCCATAGCGCGCTCGAAACACGCCAAGGCCTCGGGGAAATATTATGTCGAGTTCACCGTTGGGATTTGGGCCAACACTAATGATGGCATCGGCTTCGCCTACGCGAATGCCACGGCCACCAATGTGACGGCTAATGGCTCTAACAGCACCGCCGTCTATCGAAGCGGCAATATCTGGGCCAGCGGCAGCACAGGGACGTCGCTCGGGTCGGTCGCCAACGGTGATCGCATCGATGCGGCCATCGACCTCGACAACAAGCTCGTCTGGTATCGCAAGAACGGCGGCAGCTGGAACAATAGCGGCACCGCGGATCCGGCCACGGGAACTGGCGGCAAGTCCCTGTCCGGCGTTCCGGGTGTCTCCCCGTTCGTTGGCTTCGGAACGGCTACCGGGCAGTCAGCAACCATCAACGTCGGCGACACATCTTTTGTCGGTAGCGTCCCGAGCGGCTTTACGGCCGGCTGGCCGGTCGCATGAGTTCATCGGTCGGCAGTGTCGCCGCAGCTCATCGAATTGCTGATCCCGAGTGCCTTGTAATTGGTGCAAAGCATCGGCCACGAACCGGTGGCATAAACGCCGGCGGCCATGATCAGGGTCAAGGATTGAAGGGCCGTTTCAAAAGGTCTTCAATCAGGCTTGTCGAGGAGCGGCGAGCGCCTATGAGGTGGGCGATACTTCGCCACCAGCCTGACATTCACGCTTGGGATTGTGATGAGCCCGCCTATGGCTATCGTGACCATGCCATCGGCTTCATCGATGCGCCTGACCTCGCCAGTGAGTTCGACCTGGTCGCGCGGCTTAGCCTTGGCAGGCGCCGTTATCGAATGGGGGAAGTTGTAGCCGGGTATGCTAACGCTCGCGCGGCCGTCGACCAGCTTGATGATGGTGGCCGTGATTGCCACTTCGTCGCCTATACCCAATTCCCGCGCCATGCCGGGCATTCTGACGCGGCTCTGGCGACCGTCAAGAGGCCGGCCTATATCGGTTCCATGGCGAAGGGCTGGACCATCCAGGGCTTGATCGACGGCACGATGAAGGTGACCGCCTACTACTGCCACAACCCGAAATGCCACCACAGCCAGGTGCTCGACCTGGAGGCTTTGAAGGCGAGGCTCGGACCGGACACGCCGGCCATGGAATGGGACCTGCGACCGAAGCTGAAGTGCAGGAAGTGCGGCAACGACGACGCCAAGCGGTTCGGCATCATCTACAGCCCCGACTACGACAAGAGCCCGAGGATGCCATTTTCGAGCCCCTACGCAGGTCCCAAAGGAAGGCGTTGAAGGCCCGTTAAAAGGTCAATCAACGCCGCGCGTTCTGGTGCCAAGTGAAGTTGCGCGGAGGTGCCAAGCGATTTTGCGCGCTACATAAAGCGTGAAATCAGCGTCAACCTGCCGTCAACAGGCTGTCACCTGCCTGTCATGACGCTGCGCTACCCGCTTGCGCCAACGCAAACGGGGAATCACCTTGTCATGTCGGATGTTTCCGGAGAACTCGTTTATCGCCGAGGCAAGGAAGTCGGAAAGGCCGTCTACCAGAACCGCGCATTGTCGAAGGACGGCATTTCCGAGCGGCTGTTCGCCTTTCTGTTCTCCGGCCTCGTCTATCCGCAGATCTGGGAAGACCCGGATGTCGACATGGAGGCCATGCAGCTCGGCGCGGGCCACCGCATCGTCACAATCGCCTCGGGCGGCTGCAACATTCTGGCCTACCTGACCCGCTCGCCGGCCAGGATCGATGCCGTCGATCTCAATGCCGCGCACGTCGCGCTGAACCGCATGAAGCTGGAAGCGGTGCGCCACCTGCCGTCGCAGGGCGATCTCTTCCGCTTCTTCGGCGCCGCCGGCACCAGCCACAATTCCGACGCCTATGATCGCTTCATCGCGCCTCATCTCGATGCGGTCAGCCGTCACTATTGGGAGCGCCGCAGCTGGCGCGGTCGCCGCCGCATCTCGGTCTTCGACCGCAACTTCTACCAGACCGGCCTGCTCGGCCTCTTCATCGCCATGGGCCATCGCGTCGGCAAGCTGTTCGGTGTCGACCCGGCCGGCATCATGAAGGCCGAGAACATCGGCGAGCAGCGCCGTTTCTTCAACGAGGAGCTGGCGCCTGTTTTCGACAAGAAGCTGTTGCGCTGGGCGACGTCGCGGAAAGCCTCGCTGTTCGGCCTCGGCATCCCGCCGGCGCAATACGACTCGCTGATCACGTCTGGCGACGGCTCGATGGCGAGCGTGCTCAAGGCGCGCCTTGAAAAGCTCGCCTGCGACTTTCCGCTCAAGAACAATTACTTCGCCTGGCAGGCCTTTGCCCGTCGCTATCCGCAACCTGGCGAGGCAGCGCTGCCCGCCTATCTGGAACAGAGCAACTACGAGACGATCCGCGACAACATCGATCGCGTCGCCATCCACCACGCCAACCTGATCAAGTTCCTGGCCGCCAAGGACGCCGGCACCGTCGACCGTTTCGTCCTGCTCGATGCGCAGGACTGGATGACCGACGACCAGCTCAATGCGCTGTGGACGGAAATCACCCGCACGGCATCGGCCGGCGCCCGCGTCATCTTCCGCACCGCGGCCGAACCCAGCCTGCTGCCGGGACGCCTCTCCAACTCGCTGCTCGACCAGTGGACCTACGAGAGCGATGCCTCGCGCGAATTCTCCGCAAAAGACCGCTCGGCCATCTATGGCGGCTTCCACCTCTATGTGAAGCGCGCCGCATGAGCACGACGGAGCTGCCCGCCAGCCATGCCGAACTGATGGACGGCGTCTACCGCTGGCAGCGCCACATCTACGACCTGACCCGCAAATACTACCTGCTCGGCCGCGACCGGCTGATCGACGGACTGGACGTGCCGCAAGGCGGCACCGTGCTGGAGCTCGGCTGCGGCACCGGCCGCAACATCGTTCTCGCCGCCCGCCGCTACCCGGGCGCCCGCTTCTTCGGTTTGGATATCTCGACCGAGATGCTGGAGACTGCGAACGCGACCGTCGCTCGCGAAGGTCTCACGAACAAGGTCAACCTCGCACGCGGCGACGCCACCGATTTCGACGCCAAGGCTCTCTTCGGCATCGAGCATTTCGACCGGGTCTTCGTCTCCTATTCGCTGTCGATGATCCCCGGCTGGGAGAAGACCGTGTCGGCCGCCCTCGCCGCGCTTGCGCCCGGCGGCTCGCTGCATGTCGTCGATTTCGGCCAGCAGGAGGACCTGCCGCGCTGGTTTCGCGCCCTGCTGCGCGGCTGGCTACGGAAATTCCATGTCACGCCGCGCGCCTCGCTGCGCGACGTGCTTGAATCGGAATCCGAGCGCACCGGCGCAACCTTCCGTTTCAGAACGCTTTATCGCGGCTATGCCTGGCTGGCGGTGATCAAGATCGCCCACTGAATCTCGCAATTTGAGGCGCCTGTGGCTGTATCGAACGCAATCAACGATAGTGTCTCAGTTTGAAATTTCGGCGACGGTCTTTTTGTAAGGGCCGCGCTTGCCTGGCTTCGGCGCAACGGCGTCCATCATGCCGCAAAGATCGTCCATCGACCAAAGCGTCTGCGATACGCCAGCCGCCATTGCCGGCGACATTTTCAGCGTCTTGTGAATGCGGATGAAGTTGTACCAAACCGTGTATAGCGCAACCATGTGGACGTGGTTCTCGAACTTCTTTGAGAACGCATTGGTGAGGCGCGTGAAGCGACGCATTTGCATCCGCATGGTGAGGTTCTGGCGCTCGACATGCGACGTGCTGACATGCGCCAGATCGGGCTCGCCTTCGATACGGGTCTTCTTCGCGCCAGTGCATACGGCGGGGCTGTAGCGGCGTTCCTGTGGCACCGCCTTGCCTTCCGGCTCGCCATACATCTTGACCAGCATCGCATAGTCGATATCCGCCCCAAAGGCTTCCTCTACGGCGTTCAAATAGGCCTTGTGACCATCGGTCGTAAGCTGGACGCGATTGGCAAGACGGTCCTTTACGTCATCCATGAAGGCCAGCGCATATTCGCCGTCGCGACCGCCGACCAGCCAGGAAATGATGAGCTTGCTGTCGCTGTCCAGCGCGGTCCAGGTCCATGTGTCGCCAGCGCCATCGACAGGCTTTTTCATGCCGGCAACGTTCTTCTGCTTCGCGCCCGTAAAGCTCCAAATTTCATCGCACTGAACGCGCTTGGACTTCACGTTGCGGACTTCGCGGTCGTGCAGATCGGCGCAGAATTTGCCGGCATCGACAAGCAGCTTGGAAACCGTGTTGATCGACACATCGGCAACGCGGGAGATCGAACGCATCGAGGAACCCTCGCAAAGCATGGTGAGGATTTGGACGCGGGTCTTCGGGGGCAGCTTGTTCATGCCCCTAATATCTGAACTTTTATGCTTAGTGTCAAGCATTAAAGTTCAATCTGGTTTAGATCGCGTTCAGATGACGAGCGCCAATCGCGGGAGAGGGAGGTACAGAACCTGCCAAACCCCAAATCAGCCCTTCCAATTCATCCAATGGAAGATGGAGAGATCGCGCGATCTCATTTTTGGAGGTCCGCTCATGCCAAAGTTGCGAGAGAACTTTCTTCCACACAACCGACGTTTCGCGTTCGATTCCGCCCGGCTCTCCTGTCCGAAACCCCCTTTTCCCAAGTTCTATGCAAATCGATTTGTACTGCCATTCGGAAAGTAGGCCCAAGGAGTGCAGACGGTAGGCCATGGCCATTGCAGACACGCGCCACCTGGCTTTCGCCTTGATAACTACGTTGGTGTTTATGAATCGTGGCATCCTTGCACGTACGTCATTGGCAGGCATGAGAAACGCAGACGCAAATGCATTGGCCTCCCGTTCGGCGGCGCGCGATTGCCCCCTTGGGCCGCCGTGCTTGTGCATGACAAGATGTCCAAGCTCATGAACAGAATCAAAGATGCTGTGTTCAGATGTTTTGAAGTTGTTGAGGAAAATGTAAGGGCGACCATCGCGCCAGAATGAAAAAGCATCCACCGTCTTGGTATTCTCTGACAAAGAGAACAACCGAACTCCCCGCGTCTCCAGAAGGCCAATTGCGTTGCCAATCGGCTTTTCCCCCAAGCCCCAATATTGTCTCAGTGAACGAGCCGCCGCTTCTGCATCCGTTTCATAGCTAAGGTCGAGCAAATCTGGTGCAGGCAATGAAAAACGTGCCTCCACCCAGTCGCCCAACTGCAAGCCCAAAGACCCGGCAGAAACCGCCGCGTCACGCTCCTTAGCGCTCATCTTTGACAGGCTTCGAAAGCTCACTGCATCGGTGTCCAAATCTTCCGGGTCATCGGCGTAAAAGAACTCGCGCGGGAATCCCAAGGCGGATTCCAGCCGCATCACGGTTTCGCTATCGGGTTGGTTCTCACCCTTTTCCAGCCTCGTGATTGTCATAGCCGAGAGGCCGGTGAGTTCAGCGAGTCCTTTAGCTGTCAGCCGCCGCCTTTGCCGGGCGAGGCTGAGCCTCTTGCTGTTAAACATGCAGTCACCCGCTACTTTCGAGCAACTTGCGGATCGAAGTCGTCCGCCCGATCTCCGTCATCCAGCGAAAGGATATCCGTGTCCATGTCGCTGCCATCGGAAAGATAAATGCGTTCTACATAGGCGCTGAAAGTTTGGCCTTTCACTACGGGCCTCGTTAATTCAGCCGCGCCATTCTCATCGACCATCATGTAGTAGGTAGCGACGCCGCCCGCCGGAATTGGCGCAAACTCAGGCAGATCGTCTCCGAACAGATTCCCCATGCATGCGCGCTCAGAGCCAGCGCCCTTGGGTGAGCGAGGTTTAGGCTTCGCCTCATCGTCGCATGCTATGTCGACGTTTGAGAAAATCACCCGGATGCCAAGAACTTCGTGTTTAATTGCCTCAACACCGTTCGAGCGGTCTACGGCCCACCGCTCTCCAACGTGTCGATCACGCAGCGCCCACGAACCGTCTTGGTAGGCAAATGTGCCTGCGGCGTTTACTGGGTGGAATGGTGTCGCGTTGGAAGCGGAAGCGCGAGCAATATCGCGAACCTCTAACAGCTTTTGACGGCTAAGCTCCATTTCAGCGAGCCGTTGGTCCACGTCCCATTGCTCCCGCAGCACTTTTGTCTTAATCATGCCCGCAAACCCTATGTTGATTTTTCTTCCCTACTTGTAGGTGGAAAAAATCAACATGGCAAGTTATTTCGATGACCACCGCTTTGCCGCAGCTTTCCGCGCGATTTCGGCGCGCCGCTCTGGCGTCATGTTGGCGGCGCGCTTCTTTCCGCCCTGCGAACCAAGCTCTTTCGCGGCTGCGCTCTTGCCGTCGTCCTGCACTTCGTCTGCTTCCTCGCCAGTCGCAATGCGCATGACGCGGACGGCATTGCCGATCACGTCGGCGGGCCGCTTTTGGCCTTTAGGTCCGGTCGGCATCGTCGCTCTCCTGCCAATCCGCAAGCCCATTGGCCGTAATCCGCTGAATGCGGTTCAGGGTCTTGGCGATAGACTTCGCGGCGTAGGGGCGATTGTCGGAAGATTCCAGGACGCGCAGATAGTTCCTTTGCGCGCGAATCGCTTTGCGCCAAATCTCTTCAGATTGATACTCGCTCGGCATGACAACGCCCTTTGCTTTCCGCTAAGCATATAGGCGCTTTCCCCTACGCCATCAAACGGGATATGCGAGAGGGCAAATTTCAAACTGAGACACTACCCAATCAACTGAACAATTGCACCCATGACCCAAGGAGTGGTACACTGATCCCGCTTGGAAACATGTGATGATCGTTGGATTTAGAGATGGATGGCTGCGAGCCTTCTTTGTGGATGATATCCACTCCCGCAACATTCCGTCCGATCTCGAAAGCCGCTTGTTTCGCAAGCTCCAGATGATCGACGACGCTGCTACCGACCAGGATTTGCGAGTGCCGCCCAGCAACCGCTTCGAAAAGCTACGCGGCAATCTCGAAGGCTTTCATTCCATACGGGTCAACAAGCAATGGCGGTTGGTTTTCCGCTGGGATGGCGGCCGGGGTGAGGCGTCGGACATCTACTTGGACGACCACAGCTATAAGTGAGGTGAGACATGTTGATGACCGCACGCAAGCCGGCAACGGTTGGCGAAATCCTCACGGAGGAGTTCATGCACCCGCTTGGCTTGACGCAAGCCGCTCTGGCCGAGGCAATGGGCGTCCCGCGCAAGCATGTGAACGAATTGTGCAACGATCGCCGCAGCATTACCGCAGCGACTGCGCTCATTTTGGCGCGGGTGTTCGGCAACAGCCCGGATTTCTGGCTGAACGTCCAGCGCCGCAGCGATCTTTGGCAAGTCATGAACTCGCCTGACGAGCGGGCGCGCGTGGATCGCGCCAAACCTTTGCCGACCGCCGCATAGAGGCCGGCGATTGACCGCCACGCCTCTAAAGGAGCGCTTTTGCGAGCGCCCCAACCATCGCTTGTGGACGATAACCGAACTTGGCCGGCGTCAATCCAAGCCGCACCACCACCAACTGCTCCGACGGAATGATCGCCACCGTCTGGCCGTCATGGCCCTCCATCCAATAGGTGTCCTTGGGCAGGCCTGCAGCGACGCCTGCGCCGGGATTTTCCTCATCGCCCGGGCCTTCGATCCAGACCTGGCCTTTGCCGTACACCTTTGAAGCCGGCGCGGGCTCGCGCATCCAGTCGACGAAACCGGCGGGCAGGATCTGGTTGCCGTTCCAGGTCCCGCCCTGCAGCAGGAACTGGCCGAAGCGTGCCCAGTCATGGGCCGTGGCGTAGAGATAGGACGAGCCGACGAAAGTCCCCTGCTCGTCGGTCTCGAGCACCGCGCTGTGCATGCCGAGCGGCTCGAACAGCGCCGTGCGCGGCCACGCCAGCGCCTTGGCCTTGTCGCCGACCGCGTCCTGCCACAGGCGCGACAGCATCACCGCGGTGCCGCTTGAATAGGAAAACACCTTGCCGACCTCGCCGCTCAACGGCTTGGCCTCGGCGAAGCCTGCCATGTCCGGCTCAAGATAGAGCATGCGCGTCACGTCGGCGACGTCGCCATAATCCTCGTTGAATTCGAGCCCGCTCGACATCGCCATCATGTCGGCAAGGCTGATGGCGGCTCGCCCATCGGCCTTCCATGGCGCGAATAGGCCGTTCTTGTCGACTGCCATCTTGCCGTCCTTGACCAGCGTGCCGACGATCGCGGCATTCACCGTCTTGGTCATCGACCAGCCGAGCAGCGGCGTCTTGGCCGAAAAGCCCTCGCCATAACGCTCGGCGACGACACGCCCGTTTTTCACCACAACGATCGCTCGCATACCCGTGCCTGCCATGGCGGCATCGTCGACGATCTTCGCCACATCCGGATTCTGGGAAGCGTCCACGCGCTCGCCATCGGGCCAAAGCGCGTCCGGCTGCGCCGGCGTGGAGGCCGCGGCGCGCAGCGACGTCTGCCTTGCCTTGCCGGTGTCTCCATCGGGAAGCGACGCGCAGCCGACGCCGTCGCGCTCGACCGCGACGCTCTTGCCCAGAACCCAGAACAGGCCGGCCGAAACCAGCCCCCTCTCCTTGTCGACGGAGACCTTCATCAGCTTGAGCAGCGGATGGCCCGGCGCCTGCACGTCGACAGCCAGCACTTGCTTGGCGTCGCGGCCGGCGATGAAGACGTTCGAGCAGACGATCTTGGCCGAATAGCCGGAGCCGACGCGGATGAGTTCCGGCGGCGCGAAATAAAGCCAGGCAACGAGCGCGACCACGGCCAGGATCGCAAGGCCAAGCAGCCATTTGATGAACTTCACGACAGCCCGCATCATTTCCGCCCTTTGGAGTCTTCGGCTCGATTTATGTCATCGATTTGCCGCCATTGCTTCCGCAAAATCATCGATGTTGTCGAGCGCCGTCAATGGATTATCAACCATGTTCGGCGATCAACGGAGGAGCCGGATAGTCTCGTGGGGCGACAATCCGGAGGGGGCTTGCGCAAGCGACCACCACCAGTGAAGGACCCATCAGCGGCCGGCTGAACCCGGCTTGGGAAATGCCATGCGCCGTCTTGCGGCCATCCTGATGCTTACGCTGCTGGGCGCTTGCTCCACGGTGGACGATCTTTCGCCATTGTCGCCGTCTACGCAGACGGTGGCCGTGCGCGCGCCCAAATTCGAGGACTCAAAGCCGCATGAATGGGACAGCGGCGCGCCGTGGAATTACGCCATCCACGGCACGGATGTCTCCAAATATCAGACCTCGGTCGACTGGCCGACTGCCAGGGCCAGCGGCATTTCCTTCGCCTTCATCAAGGCGACCGAAGGCGGCGACCGCTTCGACGAATATTTCAACGAGCACTGGTCGCGCACCAGAGCCGCCGGAGTTCCGCGCGCGGCCTATCATTTCTTCTATTTCTGCACGCCGGCCGAAACCCAGGCGCGCTGGTTCATCGCCAATGTTCCAAGAGACCCGTCGGCGATGCCGCCGGTGCTCGACATGGAATGGAACCCGAAATCGCCGACCTGCAGGCTGCGCCCCGATCCGGCTACTGTGCGCAGCGAAATGACCGTCTTCCTGCAAATGGTCGAGCGCCATTACGGCAAGAAGCCGATCATCTACACCTCGCTCGACTTCTTCGACGACAACCAGCTGGCGACCTTCCGCGGCTATCCCTACTGGCTGCGCTCGGTCGCGGGCCATCCGCGCGAGAAATACGGCAGCCACCCCTTCACCTTCTGGCAGTACACCGGAACCGGCATCGTGCCCGGCATGATCGGCAGATCCGACATCAACGTCTTCAACGGCTCGGAAGCCGCCTGGAAGAAGTGGCTGCGGCAGAACACCCGTTGACATCGGCCGCCCCGCCTGCTTTTCGACACGGCGGGCGGCGAAACATGCAACCGCTGGTAATCCGGAGCGGCGCACTCACGCGAGTGCCTGGCGCGGCTCCTGGGCTTTGAAATCCTCGCATGCACTTGTCCGATCCCGTCCGGGGTCGCGATGGGGTCATGTGCCGGTCTCGAAAGGGAAGCGATGCGATTGCGCGTTGAAATCCTGGCGGCGCTGTTTGTCGGCGCGCTTGCACTGCCCGCGGCGGCGCAGGAATGCGGCGGCGATTTCGGGACCTGGAAGCAGGGCGTGGCGGCCGAAGCCAAGGCCGCCGGCGTCGGCGCCGTCGGCCTCGACGCGCTGGAGGACGCTACCATCGACGAGCGGGCGCTGGCGCGCGACCGCGCCCAGGGCGTCTTCACCCAGACTTTCACCGAATTCTCCAACCGCATGATTTCGGCCTACCGCCTGAAGCAGGGCGCGGCCAATCTGAAGAAATATGCCGAGGTCTTCGACCGCGCCGACAAGGAGTTCGGCGTCCAGCCGGCCATCATCGCCGCCTTCTGGGGGCTGGAGACCGACTTCGGCGCCGTGCAGGGCGACTTCCATACACTGAATGCGCTGGTGACGCTCTCGCATGACTGCCGCCGCCCGCAGCTTTTCCGGCCGCAATTGGTGCCGCTGCTCACCCTGATCGACCGCGGGGTGCTGCCGGCCGACGTCAAGGGCGCCTGGGCCGGCGAGATCGGCCAGACGCAGATCCTGCCGACCGACTATCTGGCCGAGGGCATCGATGGCGATGGCGACGGCAAGGTCGATCTCAGGAACAGCGTGCCGGACGTCATCATGACGACCGCCAACAAGATCATGTCGCGCGGCTGGAAGCGCGACCAGCCCTGGATCCAGGAAGTGCGCGTCCCCGACGACATGCCTTGGGATCAGACTGGCCGCACCAACAAGCTGCCGCTGTCGCAATGGGCGCAATGGGGTGTGACCAACCCGAACGGCACGCCGCTCGCCGACAACGGGCTGAAAGCCGGCCTGGCGCTGCCTATGGGTCGCAAAGGGCCTGCCTTCCTGGCCTACGACAATTTCGACGTCTACCTGGAATGGAACCAGTCCTTCACCTACGCGCTGACCGCGGCCGTGCTTGCCACGCGCCTTGCCGGCGCGCCGCAATTCGACCCGCGTATGCCCGAGCAAGGTCTGAGCGGCGACCAGATGAAGGCGCTGCAGACCAAGCTCGAGGCCAAGGGATATGACGTGGGCACGGTCGACGGCATCTTGGGCACCAACACGCGCGAAGCTGTCCGCAAGGAGCAGACGCGGCTCGGGTTGCCGGTCGATGGCTGGCCGACGCCGGAATTGCTGGCAAAATTGTGAGAATAGTGAATAGTGAATAGTGAATAGTGAATAGTGAATAGTGAATAGTGAATAGTGAATAGTGAATAGTGAATAGT